CCATAAACTTCTTTTGATAAAGTGCATTCCCGCATACTTAAACTCGTCTGGATACCCGGTGTTTTCAAGTAACATCTTGACCTCCGATACGAGTGTATCTTTAATAACTCCCGGCGTGACCCGTAGCCTGCAAATGTATTCCCCGTGAACCCTGAAGCGAATAGCGTACAGGTCATTGGTAACATCATAGCTTCCATGTCCGAAAATATGAACCTTCGCCTTAGTCCATTCCCCGGTAAGTATTATCTCAAAGTCCCGGTTGTCCTGCGTAACAAGTGGGTTGATATCCGTATCCTTCCCGGCCAGAAATGTAATGAACGGCCTCGAGTTCACGCCCATGTCGTCTTTCCATACTGGCCTGTATGGTTCAATCCAACTCGCCCCAGACAGGTGCGCAACGTACTTATCAATCGGATAATACGCTACGTTATAGCCACGCTGTTTAGCAGTCTTCATATTGAAAACCAAGGGAGCGCCGTGTTCCACGAAGGGAGCCATCGTAAGATACATCGAGCGTTTTACCATTGAGCATGAAGGATGCGTGTACCTCAATATGTCGCCTTCTCCGTCCGGTTCTCCGCACCCGTCGTTTTTGTCCGTCACCTCCAAAAGAGTTCCAATGGCATATGTGTTATCCGACTCAGCCAACGCTTCCACCAGTTCTTCAATCCAGCCCCCTCGGCGCACTATAATGTCATTATCGAGCAATAGTATGTACTCGGTATTTATGAAGCCCCTTATGCCTTCATTGAGCATAGTACCATGCCCGTTACGTCCTCCCCTTTCCCAGATGCGGATATTGGGGTGACAATGAGACAGCCACCGGAGATGCCTCAGCGAATCGTCTTTCGAGCCTCCGTCAATTATCAGTATTGGAAGGTCAGGGTAAAATCGGAGCAGGCTTTCAATGCCTAAGCGGGTAACGTCTGCCGTATCCCGCTCGCACATAATCGCCGTTACATTCCATCCCATCCACGAATCCCGGTGGTACTGAGAGTAATCCCAATCCGGCCGGCTAAGTTTCACTTGTTTGCTCATGTCCGGTATATCAATAAGGCGTTATCCTTTGTGTCTGTGATATACCTCGAGCGCCCGTGCGTGCGCCAGAGGTTGATTAATGTTGTCCCGGTCATACCAGCCTGTTTATAAGTTCGAGCCTTTTCACATTCACCTTACTAAGCATAAGGCAGTCCTGAATGTACTCCCATGACTTGCCGACATGAGCCGCAGTATCAAGCTTCCCGGAGAGTACGACAGTCATAACCTCACGGAACTCCGCCGGGGTTTTAAATGTAAGCGCTCCCGGTTTTTGCCATTCCTCCCAATCCGGGACAATAGAAACCGCCCCGAAGTATGAGCCCTCAATCCACGCAATGTTTGACTTTGCCCGGTTGAACGGGTTGTCAGAAAGCGGAGTGTACATAGCGTAAGGCCGCATTGCGTAACCATTCTTGAAATAGAACAATACGTCAATACCCGGCAGCCGGAAGATATTGTTGTTTTCGTTCTGCTTTATGAACCAAGGGAAGAACCCCATGAACATAAACTGCCATTGCTTGTACTCAGCGGCCAGCGCACTAACCTCGTCTATGACGGTCATTAAGTCAAAGATGTGAGTATCAGACCCACGCCACAGGATGGTCGGAGAACGCTGCGGTGACAATAGCCTGTTCCGGGAGTTCTTGAAGATGTAGTCATTGAAGGCGTTAGGGATGACCGTCACATTTTGATTGTGAGCCGAGAATTCCCGCTTTAACTCCTCTGTCGGTACGGATACCACGTCGGCCAGCGTCAGCATCTTCTTGATATACTCCCGTAC